GACTCGATAAGTACCATTGCCATCGGGACACAATACAATATCACCCTGACAAATACCCTTAGACACTACCCATAAAGCACCACAAGCTAAACCTGCGCCAATCTTTGTTTTTTCGGGATGTTTAGCCAAAAAAACAGGGATGAAAACTTTGTTAAATTGTTGCCATTGTTCTGGTAGAGCGGCACTTAGGTCTTGGTCTATTTGAAAGTCTGCACCAATAAAGTCGCCATTAAAACACTCAGTCGCATGGATGCTTTTTCGGCCAAGCATAAGGCGATAATAGTTTTTCATCGTATAAAAATCCTTAAGTTATGCCGATGGATTTGATAAAGCGAGTTTATTAAACTCAGCCAACAATACCTCAATCATTGCTAATACATCCGCATCATCAACTAACTCTAATCCCATTGAGCTAACGTCATCTTCAATTTGTAAAAAGCCTAATGGTTGCAATATAGCTTGTATGTCTGAAGGGAGCTCAAACTTATTCTTATTAGTGAGCCAAAGGGTAAACTCGTTTTTATCGTGATGACGACAGGTGACACTAAGGTAAAGTGTAGCATCATGATATTGCCAGCCATCCAAATAGGCATAGTGGTCTTTGTTAGAGCGATAGGCAATTTTATAGTCGAGAGTAGTAAACGGTGCGATGTTAACAAGTGTTTCAAGATGTTTTTCATAAAAACACACGCTACGTAGTTCGCGGTGGTTACTACTCATTCTTTCTCCAGTGAGTAAAAACACCATTTTAACTTTGCCTTCACTGTCATCGATTACGCGGATTTGGTGGTTCGTGCAGTATGCTATAGCTTGAGGACATTGAATAAAACAGTCTGTCCAATCGTTTTTGGCTGGTGATTTTTGAATAATTTGCTCAAGCGAATTTGTTATATCGTTGATGGATACATCGTCTAATAAACTTTTAAGGTAACTGCGTCTGCGTTGCTTGCCTTCTTTATCACTAAATACCTTGCGCCAATTGACTTCTCGATCACTCAGACTGTTGTGGTTAGGCGAGCAAAAATCATGGTTGGAACTTGAATAAATTAAATAGTTACCTTTGCACAGTAAGGCACGTTGAAATACAAATTGCGAATTACCTCACAAATAATGTTCAGTAAATAATAAAGCCAATTTATCTGCATATTGAATAAAACGACTTAAATCATGCGTGTCATTAATGCAGGAGAATTTTAAGATAAAGCCAATTTGACCATAAAAATAATCATGGTTTTCTATTTTAACAATCGCATCTTCCCAATCAGCATTGACCTTAATGAGTTTAGCTTTTAAGACTTCTTCTTTTTGCTGTGTGCCAGATAAAAAGTCTAATTCAAGTTTCTCGATTTGTTGAAGATAAGTAAAAATAGTCGAGTCATTAGACGTAAATACTTTTTTAGCTAGTTTTTTAATGCCTTTGATGACACGGGTAAAATCATAGCTATTATTGATACGGGTGTTATTAATCAGGTTGCTACACACGCGTAGCCAACGTTTAAAGTTAATGTCCTTCTCTTGTAAGAGGGATTGGTTATACACGATAAACTGGCAAACGGCATAAAATTGCGCTCTTTGCCAATAATTCGGACTCGGCTTAGTAACAAATGTTTTTAGCAGGTTATTTGCCGAGTGAGGTGATGCTGCAAAGGTATTTAGAATCTTAAACATATTACCAAGTGAGGTGGCATTAAAACACGCCATACGTTCATAGTCAGCAACAGGTACATACCCTTCATTACTGTGTAGTAACGTTACTAAATTATCGTCGGGTACTTCTAAGGCTTGCTTTTTGGCAGGTAGTTTAAAGTCTTCCAAATACGTGAATAAGCCCATGCCTTTAAAAAAATTAAGATAAGCGTTATCAAAGCCATCTGTAGTGTGGTTAGTATCGTTATCAAGATGCCAAAACAAATCAGCCCAAGTAGTATCAAGTTTTTCTGTCCAGTCTGTGGGAAGTGGGAAGCTTACGTATTTTTCGAGCCATGCTTTAAAGTTTTCAAAATCAGTCAGTGCTTTACCGCGTGCGTTCATTTTTACATACAGGTCATCGGTTAGATTAAATTCTTTCATGTCTAAAAACTGAAAGCTAATGACCGCTTGGCTTTGATTGGTAAGTGCTTGCCAATAGTGTTCTAAGTTGTTGTGGCCAAATTTTTCTTGAATGGCATCTAACATTTCCAACATGGCGGCAATCGTTGGGTCTTTAGTCCATGAGCGAAAAAACCACGGCGCATCTTTAATTTGTGCCGAAATTATAGGAGGCTTTTTAGTGTTTAGTTGGTTTTCACACAATGCTTCACAAAAAAGCCGTGAGCTAATACGGGTGTGATAAGAAAACTTTTTTAGTTTTTCAATGTGTTTGCTGTGGTTTTTAGCATCAAACGCATTGATTAAATACCAATGCAATAAAAATAGGGTAGTGATGCGTTGCTGACCATCTAACAAAATCAATTTTTCGTCGGCATTTAAGCTGCCATAAATAAAATCTAAATTGATGGCCTTATTGTTTTTGAGGCTGTCGTGCAGGGCGTTTAAAAAGTCGTTGCGGATTTGTATGGTGCGTTGATCTGTACGGCCTTGGGCATAGTCACGTTGAATAATAGGAATTTGTAGTGTGTAAGTATCGAGTAGCGTCCAAAAAGTATAGTTTTGGCAGGTGTTAGTGGTCATGGGTCAATCCTTTGTTTAAGCAAGTTGTGTGTATGTTTCAACGATTTTTTTAATAGCCTCGAAATAGCCGTTTCGGTCGTCTTTTGTCCAGTAATTAAGATGTACAGCGTTAGGACTATAGTATTTTAAAAAGACGTTTTTGGTGGCGATGGGAATAAATGCTCCAGCCTTATCTTTAGCAATAATCAATTGACGTTTATCGGCAAATAGATTGTTGTTGAGCTGACTATTGGTATCTTTATCTAGCAGGGCTATGTTTTCGAGACCGTGCATATTGTCTTCGGTATCGTCAAGCTCACCAAACAAGTTAACAAACTCCCGACGTGACAAGTTGATGTCGTCAAGCGTGGTTTTAGGAGTGGTAAGTTGTAAGATAAGTTTGCTTTTTAAGGTTTCGGACTCTGCTGTCGCAAGTTTATCAAGTTCTGTAATGGCTTTGCTTAGCCAGTCTTGCGCGGCTTGTTTCTCGTCTAACTTTTTGGAGTGTTGGGCGTGAATATGCTCCAAGCTCCATTGTTGTTGCTTGAATTGGTTAAATGAAAAACGATTGTCCGATTGTTCTTGCAACAGTATATGGATATTAAACAGCATTAAAATTTTAATCATGTCTTTATTGTTGCTGCCATATTCAAGGCTATCTAGGTTGGTTTTTTCTAAAATTTTCTTCAACGCTTGGCCAATCTTCATTTTAAGCACGGTGACAAAAGAAGACTTAGTTACATCGTCTGATTGCTCGCGTAATCCTCCAACGGTGGTAATGTTTTGAGTAATTAAAAAGCCAATCAAATGATACAGTTGTTTATCTTCAAACCATTCTTGTAGCTGTAAAAAGCACTTTTTGACGTTTAGCCACGCTTCTTTATGTTTGTCGTAGTTGCCATCACTAAGCCATTCTTGATACTGGTAAAAGGTATAAAAAGGGTCTTCTTTGTGTTTGCTTACTTTTTTATTTTTTTTGTCTTCTTCCTGTACGAGTAAATCAAAAATTAGTTCTATGCGTGTGGCGATGGTGTTTTTGTGAGATGACGGATTGATAAAGCTCCAAAACTCGTCATTGTGCAGGGCGCACTCTATGTTGTCCCATTCTTGAGCGAGTTCGTGCTGTAGAAGTCGATAGTTTTCACTATTGGCTTGAGTCGGAATTTTTAAAAATAGGGCTTTAATCAGTTCGGCATTGGTGAGTGGAATTTTGCCGCTATTAAAGCGCATAAATACGTCACGCGAGTCGGTGTCGTTGTGAATTTCGTACCAAATGACTTTGGTGTGATGAAGTAAGTTGTCAATAAAGGTGGTTTTCGCGTAGGAGTCTTTAGGACTAAACCATGCGCTGATGGTTTTGTAGGCTTCAAAAAAATGATAGTTGTCGATGTTGTTGGTGCATTGCAAGCGTTGCACGGTACTTGGCCAGTTTTCTTTGGCTTGAATGGTGATGTTGGGCAGTTTTTTTAAAAATTCGGTGCTGCCTTTGCGTGTGTCGTAGTCAATGCTGAAGCAAGGTTCTTTTTGCAGGTAGTGCAAAATCATATAAATAGTGGTGAGGCGTTGCTGGCCGTCAATCAGTTCCCATTGCTTGTTTTTTGAGTCGAGAATATTCACTTCTTTAACCACAAGCGGCTGTAAGCAGTAAAAGCCTGTTTCTGTGGGGCTAGGGCTAAAGGTGTTGATGTCGTCAAGGAGTTGGCTGACTTGTTGGGCTTTCCATTTGTAGCCGCGTTGGTAGGCGGCAACTAAAAAACTTTCTCCGAGTAGTTCGCTAATCGGTTTTAAGTCAAGTTGGTTGTTGTTCATTTTATTCTTACTTGTGGTGTTGTGTTATATAAGCCGTATTTTGCCTGTTAATAATTGTTGCATCATGCCTTGTTTGAGGGCGTGGGTTTTGTGGCGGCGTTGTTGCAGTTGGGTGATTTCGGTGTCCATGTCGGTGAGTAGGGTGGCGATAGCGGTTTGTTCTTCTATGCTTGGAATACAAAGCTCAATTTTATTTAGATGAAATGGGCCAAAATTTGGCTGTGCTCCGCCTGTAATCATTAAATCAATTTGCTCTTTGAAAAAGTCAGAATTGAGGAATATCCACAAAAATTGATAGCTAAGGTTTTTGAGGGGTTTAAATCGAATGACACTTGTGTTCATTACTAACGGCAAGTCTTGCTTTCTGACTATGGCTACTTTTCCATAACTATTTCCTGAACTGGCCATTACAATATCATCAGCATCAACAGCAAAATGTTGATACATCTTCGTAAACTCGATAATACTAATATGTCGGTCAGTACGGTCTAGGTTCAAAATGCCATTTTCTAAATTGGTGACATTGATAACCTTCATTCCTCGCTTGGTGAATTGCCATTGACGCAAGCCCGGCCCTTCTTGATACCAACAGACATCCCCCAACTTTTTAACCTCCCATTCCCCACTAAACCCCGCCAAGCGTTTTTTACCTGTCAGCAATTGCTGCATTGTGGCGTGTTTAATATCGCCCTTTTTGGCAATTAGTTTGTCGAGTTGGTTGAGTAGGGCATCTACATCGCTGAGGGCGGTGGCGATGGCGGTTTGTTCGGTGAGAGTGGGGGGAAGGGGAAATAAAAAGCCTTCCATTTCCCATTTTTGCGTATGTACTAACGCGGATGCGCCATGAGCCTTATCTTCAATGAATTTGGTTAGTTGTTTAAGAGCGTTTAAAAAGAAAGATTGTGATACTTCATTTTCTTTAACTACCATTTTCCAAGTATGGTAATTCAATAGCCCCAATGAACCCCGCCAGATATGAGAGCCGAATGACGTTCCTCTACTTCCAGACCATGCGAAAAGAAGTTGGTTGTTTTCGACTTCAATTTTTTTATCATATGTTCCTTGAAAGTAATTAAAGTCGTCAGAGCCATTAAGATTTTGTATTCTGATAATGGGTAAGCCTTCTTTTTTCCATTCAAAAGGTTTAAAGCCTCGACCATTTATTAACTTACAGACTTGGCCAATACTTTTAACCTCCCAATCTTCAGGAATAACACCCACATCCGTCTGTTTATATCCCACTGGCACATCAATCATTTTTAACTTCCAAATCTATTTTTAATTGTTCGCTTGAGTGTCATAACCCAAAAAGCGCATATTTTGGGTTGTGACAAAGCATCGTAACCACAAAAAGGCTGTTTTTGGGTTATGACAATCGCCTCATAGGTACAAAATGGCACTTTCTTACCCATGAGAAAGTCAGATTAAACCCGACCTACCATACATACCCCATCTTCTTTAAATGCTCATCCACCTTAGCACTCAACCCCTCAAGCTCATGGCTCAACAACGGCAACGGCGTTTCATAACGCTCCGCCAATTGCTTAATGCGCCCCGTCAATGCTTGGCTGACACGGTCTAGCTCACTTTGCACATCCGCCGCCAAACGGCTTAACCATTTATCTTCAATCACCAAAGTCTTAACCGCGCTTTCGTCTAAGCCAAAATACTGCTTATACACCAACACATCCAAGGCTTTTTGCGCGTCTTTAATGGTTTTGGTGGCGGTGGCTTGTTGCTCAATTAGCGCGGCATATTGGGTTAATAATTGGCGTTCTTCGTGTGCGCTGGCATCGTGTTTAATCGCCGTTAAACGCACTTTTAAAGAGGCTTTATTGACTGAACCTTTGTCATTTTTTGCATCGGCTAACAAACCGTCATCGCCGCCGTGTTCTTCGTCCAATTCTTCCATTTGCCGTGTAATCGCATCCCGATTAGCTTCTAATTGCTCAATGTTAGCTTGTTGCGCGGCAAAATAACGGGCAATCACTAAAGGCTTAGGAATCAAATCTTCATTCGGCTTGTTATCTAACACCGCTTGCCAACCTTCGGCACTAATCAAATAGACATCATCCTGAAACACATCATCCCAATAACTCATTAAATGCTGATAAGTGTCATAAGTATCTAACAACGGCACATCTTTAAAGGTAGCTAACAGATTTTCGGAGAGCGTATGAATCAAAGTTTTAGGATGACAGCCGACCGTTAAACCTTGCAACATCGGCAAATGCGTGGCGCGCCATGTGTTAAACAATGCCGTTACGCTGTCATTAAAGGCAGTAAATTCGGGATGACTAAAAATCGTCGTTTTAATGTCAGCAATGGCCACCGTTAACTGACTAAACAACGGGCGATTGGCAGGCTGAAACAACGCAGGGCGAACATTCGGCAACACCTGCCAATAACGGGCAAGATCGTCAATATCGGCTTGAGGAATACCACCCAACAAATGCGCTTCGATGTTTTGCAGGTCTTCGGATTCGCTACTGTCGATATAACGCGGAATGTTGAGGTTGTAATCGTTGGCCTCAATTTCACTGACCGCCACCAAACGCGAATACTTGGGCAATTCAAGCTGCTTGGTAAAGACATCAACCATTTTATGAATGTCTTGATGACGCAAACGGTTTTTGTTGCCGTCTTTAGTAAAGCCTTTGCTGGCATCAACCATAAAAATGCCCTTGCGAGCAGTGGCATTTTCTTTATCCAAGACAATAATACAAGCAGGAATACCCGTGCCATAAAACAAGTTAGCGGGCAGGCCAATAATGCCTTTAATGTAACCTTGGGTAATAATGGTTTTGCGAATATCAGCTTCGGCATTACCCCGAAATAACACGCCATGCGGCAAAATCACCGCGCCTTGGCCTGTGCTATTTAACGAGCTAAGAATATGCAGTAAAAAAGCATAATCACCATTTTTATCGGGTGGAATGCCATAAGCAAAGCGGTTAAAACTATCTTCTTCAGGCAAAAAGCCATTACGCCATGCTTTAGTCGAAAACGGTGGATTAGCCACGGCAAAGTCAAAGATTTTAAGCTGGCCATGTTTGTCTAAAAAAGCAGGGCTAGATAAGGTATTGCCACGAACAATTTCAGCCGTTGAGCAACCATGCAAAATCATGTTCATTTTGGCGAGTGCAGCGGTGGCGTTATCCATCTCTTGACCATAGATTGTGATGTCTAACAGAGCTTCGTCATGGGCTTTTAATAACAGCGAAGCCGAGCCACACGTTGGGTCATAAATGGTTTGACTGGATAGGGTGGCGGTATTGACACCAATAATTTTGGCAATCACCCGTGACACTTCGGCAGGCGTATAAAACTGACCTTTGCTTTTGCCCGATTCGGTGGCGAAGTGGCGCATTAAGTATTCGTAGGCATCACCGAGTAAGTCATCACCTTCGGCGCGGTTGCTACTAAAATCTAAACCTTCAAAAATAGCCACAAGCTTGGTTAAACGGTCAACCATCTCTTTATCTTTACCGAGTTTTTCTTCGGCATTAAAATCGGTAACGTCAATAATACCTTTAAGATTATTGGCTTCGGCAATGGGGGCAATTATGTGTTTATTGATTTTGTCGCCAATTTCTTTGTCACCTTTCAGCGCAATCATATCGGCAAAACTACTGCCTTGTGGAATGACAATATCAGCATCGTCTGGGTCTAAACCTGCATATTTATCGGAGACATATTTTAAAAATAACAATACCAACACATAGTCTTTGTATTGCGAGGCATCCATTCCGCCGCGTAGTTCGTCACATCCTTTCCATAAAGAGCTATACAGTGCTGATTTTTTAATGGCCATTATTGTGCTATCCGTTAAGACGTATTGTTTAGAAATAATAAGGTGTTGATAGTAGTAAATTTTAGGGGTGGGGGCAAAGAAGATTTAGCAGATATTGGGAGGGTGATTGTTATAATAGGGCTAGTTTAGGGCTATTGGTGTACGACATGACGATTAAGCAACAACGCTTTGCACAAGTCTATATTGAGCTAGGAATTGCTAGTGAAGCGTATAAACGCGTTTATGATTGCCATACAGCAAGTGCTAACACCATCAACCGAAAAGCCTATGCCTTATTACAGCATCCAAAGGTCAACGCCATGATAGAAAAGCTGCAAACAGAAACACGGCAACGCCATCAAATAACTGTTGACGATATTTTGCAGGAGTTAGAGGAGGCGAGACAAACGGCCAAAACACAAGGTAGCCCCTCAGCGATGGTCAGTGCAACGATGGGAAAAGCGAAAATTTTAGGCTTGGATAAAATAGGGGTGGGAGTAATAGAAAATCCGATGGCCGCCTTAATTGCTCAACTACAAGGTACTTCTGTAAAAGTCGTTCAACACATCTCTGATATTGATAACGATGATTAGATGAGAAATGGGCGTGTTTTATTGATGCTAAAAATAACTCTGCAAAAAATATTGTATTTGGTTGGGTAAATGCCGCTATTTTTAAGTTTTTTCTTACTGGAGAAATGAGTCGATTTTCTTCCAGTGTAGCCCCGAAAAAAATCACAAGAAATAAAAAAGCCCTGCATTTCTGCAAGGCTTTGATATTAAAGCGATAATTTGGTGGCTATGACGGGACTCGAACCTGTGACCCCAGCATTATGAGAACCTTGTTGTATGCCTTAGTGTTACATATTGTTAGGTAAAACAAAGGCTTATAATAATTTGAAACCTGACTAATACATACTTTTGCATTAAAAAGTTATTTTTTGGTCACTTTCTTAATTGACTATTTAGTAAGTCTAGTTTTATAGTCACAATTCATATGTTAGTCAAAATATAAAAGATTTTAGGTTTTTTTATGGTTGCTTTTGTCAAACGTCGATTACAAATTTTTGTATCCTCTACATATCTTGATTTAAAAAAAGAGCGTCAAGCAGCAGTTGAAGCTATTTTAACGGCTGGTCATATTCCTGCTGGTATGGAGTTATTTACCTCTGGAGATGAGTCACAAATGGAGGTTATTAAACAATGGATTGATGAGTCAGATATATATTTACTTATCTTGGGTGGGCGTTATGGGGCGATTGAGAGCAATTCAGGCAAGAGCTACACTCACTTAGAGTATGAATATGCAATTAGCCAAAAAAAACCCATATTTGCTTGTGTCATTAATGATGCGGCATTAAATGAGAAAGTTAAAAATGAAGGTATGGCTGTTTTTGAAAAAGATGAGCCTGCCAAGCTTAAAGAGTTTAGAACGTTAGTTACTGGTAACGTTATTAAATTTTGGGATGATATAAAAGATATAAAAATAATTGTTTCAGAAAAAATAGGACATTTTGATAGAGATGAAACATTATTAGGTTGGGTCAGACCAGATAGAGACTTAAATATATCACTCCTATCTGAGCAAATTGCAAGATTAAGTAAAGAGAATGAGCATCTTCGTTCGCAATTACCACGTGCTAATACTGAGCCTCTTATTATGGGTTTAACTTTTGAAGAAATGAAGATTTCTTTGAATAAAAGCAATATCCTTGAATTATTTCTGATGCTTTCAGAAAAAGAAGTGCAATATTTTTTACCTAAGAATGCCGATGAGAAACGTGACTGCATAAAATTAGAACGTCTTGGACTGCTTGAGCGACACAAAACTAGTCATGAATACTTGGCAGTCAGTGAGCATGCTAAATATTTTCTAAATAAATATAACCTTCAGCAAGAATAATACAAAATTTACTGACAATTCTCTTTAATATACTTCTCTTTATCCTCACTTGGATCAACAATATTACTATTGATCCAAGACTTACATTCAGGCGATTTAGCCCTAATATCACTACCTGCTGTTATATCAACGCTCTGAATGTTAGTGCTATTGTGCTGATAGCTACTAAAGCCTGACGTTGGCTGAGTATAAATCCTTCGGGCTTGGTCTAGCTTTTCCTGCTGACGTTCTGACTCAACTCGCAAATTAAACTCCCTTAAATACAACTCCTTCTCTTTGTCCTTTAAACGATTGGTGTCACTTTCGAGCTGCTGGGCAATTTGCATCAACTGCTGTTCAGAATATTTACTATTAGGCTTAGAGCTGTTACTAAAAATAAAGCCTAATACTATAAAAGCTATACCTATTAAAATTAACTTATCAAATGATAGTTCAAAGGTTTTTTGTTTCGTAGGTTTAAAGCTGACAATATCTTCTTCACTTAGACGAATATTGTTTACTTCTACTAAATTATCATTAGCGGAGTCTGTCGGCCTTTCTTGTTGCTCGCCCATTACGTCTAATCTAATTTTGCTAGGATTAGGCATATTCTCAACACGATAACGAATAACTTTAATACCTGCCGAACTTAAAGCTTTGTCTTTTTTAGCATCATCTGCTTGACGCTTTTCGTTGTCATGGCTTGGATCGTCTAGCTCAATAGCAGCAATAATATGGGTTTGATGGTCGCACACCACAAAATCAACCGACATACGGTTAACACGGTTATTCCAGTTATGACGGTCATAACCATTTTTAACACGCATCATTTGAGATAAAGGAACTTGTATATAAATAGGGTGGTTTGGGATAGCTTCTTTAAGTATTTTATAAAAGCGTTGTTCTGTTTCGGTTAACAAACTTCTTTTTTCAAAAGGCCAAACTTCTTGATTAGGGTCGTAGCTATATCCGTAAGACATTGTTTTTCCTTAAATATTAGCAATTTTCTTTAATATACTTTTGTTTTTCGGGTGTTGGGTCAATGATGTTACTGTTTTTCCAAGATTGACAATCATCATGCTGTTTTGTGGTTATTTGACCTTCAACACTTAATCCACCTGTTAAAGGTCTATTGACGTTTTTTCCCTGTTCCCATTCTTTTTGTTTAGCTAAGTTTTCACGGCGTTTAGCATCTATTCGGGCTTCTTCTGGAGTAAACCCTTCACGGTTTACTTTTTCAAAATCTCCTTGAGTCCACCCAAGACCTTTAAAATAGAGACACTCTTTTAATCCATATACATAGTTTTTTTGTTTAAAAACCTTACAACGTGTAAAAGTTTCATTAGCATATGGATCATAGCCATTAGGAATAATTTTATTATTTTCGTCTATTTCATAAGCTTTAGTACCGATAGGGCAAGGCTTGTTTTCAAATAAACTTATTGCCAATTTTCCATTATGATGCCTACATTCCCAACGTCTTTCTTTGGCTTCGGCCTGATTGCCAATAACTAACACAATTAAAGTAAACAGAAGTCTCATATATCCTCCTTGATGATTAAATCAGCTTTTCCCCATTTTTCTAGCATTCTCCTTGCTAGTCGTGCGTCCCTGACTTTTGAGGCTCTTGCCTTGCAAGCTCTTCGTAGTCTGGGCTGACTTGGCCAGCATCGGGAAGTATTTGACCTGTTGTGATCCAGTAAGCGTACTGAGGAAACATTTTAGTAAGTTCTTCTACTTCGTTTGTGCTTATACGTATTTCTTTATTGTAAAGCACAGTTCTCCATCTATTTGTACCAATAGAAGTTTCTCTTATTAACCTGTCTAAACCTGCTTTAGAAGCAATTGTTCTAAGTCTATCGTCTATTGATGACATAAAGTTCTAAAAAGCCTTAGTTAAATAGTTTGACTAAATATGTTCATTAAACAATAATTTAGTCAAATAGTTTGATTAAATTATTTGCTTTGGGTTTTTGACCTTTGGCTGCAATCATTTTCCGATTATAGGGTAATTTTATGGAACAGTCTGCAATAGTGGGGTTTTCCGCTAACTTTGAAAGTCAAAAAATACATGACTTTAGAGATTCTCCGTTTTGTTCCTTAGAAGTCTTTGCCCAAATGCTAGACGTGTCTTCTGATGTTGTGCGCGGTTGGGTCGAAACCAACACCATACCAACCGCCAAAGTAGGTCGCCGCCGTGTTCTTAATTTGCACAAACTCCGCTTAGACCTTGAGTCAGGTAAAACTATTTTTTGCCAAGGCGATTACGAGGTTTAATCATGGCTAAATTAAAAGAAACATCACCAAAAAAACTTCAAGCACTCAAAAACAAAGCAGATGTACAAAAAATCTTTGGAATTACCGAAGAACAGAAGGGCGCAGCCGCCCCAGTCGCGCAGGAACACCTTCCCGCGACAGGGCGCGCACGCCCCAAAAAACCACGCACGCCCCACCAAAAACACGGGGGAGATGATTCCCCCCTTAATAACATGGGGGAAACTCTCGGCGGTGGCTCTGAGAAAGCGCGTGATTTAGCGAAGTTGCAGAATGTCGAACTGGTGATGTCTAGCGGTGAGGTAAAGATACTGCCTACCCGTATTCCTGCTATTGGTCATTGTGCGGTTATTGATTGGGTTAATTTAACCGTTCACGAAGATACCTTTGTGAAAACATCAGGCAAGCATCTCTTTTATACGCTTGATTATGTTTATGAGGCTTCACGCATTGCTCAACAAATTTTCGGTTTTGGTGTCACGGCTGACAATCAAAAAATAATCAATTTTTATAAAAATTCATGGGTCTTAGGTGATGGTTTTGGCTTTGTTTGTCATGGTGGCCAACGTAATACTTTAATGTTTGTCTTAAACGGGGCTGGCTGTCTTCATGCGGCTGAGGGTTGGGAACATCGTTTATATCAGTTTTTAACGTCTAAAAATGTCGTTCGTCCACAAATTACCCGTGTTGACCTAGCACATGATGACTTTGATTCTAAGTATATATCTCCTGAATGGGCTGAGACTCAATGGATTGAAGGCAATATGTCCTTGTGTGCTAATGCTCCCAATATAGAAAAACGGGGTAACTGGCACAGGCCAAACGGTCGCGGTCGTACTGTGTATATAGGTTGTCGTGAGTCGGGCAAGTTTGCCCGATTTTATGAGAAAGGCAGAAAAGAGGGTGACAAAGAAAGCCTTTGGACTCGTGCCGAAATAGAGTTAAAAAGCTCTGATAGATTGATTCCCTTAGATATTTTATTACATCCATCCGATTATTTTTTGGGTGCGTATCCCTGTTTAGCTTTTCTAAAAAGTGACTTAACCACGCCTGAGCGTATCAAAGTTAAAGAAAAGGCTGCAACGATTGCCTTTGAACGCTCGATTGAAATAGTCAAAACCCAAGTCGGCAAATACATCACTTTCTTACGCAAACACTTTAATGATGACGATTTGCTTCTAGCAAAAATTAGTCATTCAGACCCGAATATCATGCCCAAGCGTCTCCAGCAACCACTCAAGGGATTAAATACTTGCGGCTCTTTCTTACATGAGTTTGAACAACTTCGTTTATCAGCACTAGCGGCCATGTCAAAACCTGTTTCCGATGTGGATTGGTTGCTAGTCAAAGGAAAGCCAACACTCAAGGGCGGTGAGTGGGAATTGGCTTATTAACGCCTATTTTTAAAAGAGAGTACACACTATGCAATTTCAATCAAAAATCAAAGTGTTAGGCATGAAGGCTAACAAGGGCAGCATGGACAACGGTCAACAATATGACAGTACAAAAGTTTATGTAGAAACGCCACTGGACGAAACAAAAGGCAATGCTAAAGGCTTCGCGGTTGCTGAATACACACTTGGTTTAGCCAGTGAATTTGACCGCTTCAAAGGCATGACATTCCCTTTTGAAGCGACTGCCACGCTTGAGCTAGTCACCACGGGCAAAATGCAAAAAACACAAATGACCGCTTTAGTTCCTATCGTCCAGAAAGGTGCTTAATCATGCTCACACGGGTGATTATTTTGCAGGATTTAGAAAACTTACAGTTTCTAGCTCCTTCGCCCGATGGTGACGTAACTTTTACGCCTTTTTTAACCGAAGCTGGCATGTTTTTAAGTGAAGAAGAAGCGCAAGAAACGGCAGAAATGATGCACTGCGAACAGTTTCATTATTTTGCTTGTTTTGTTGATGCTCAAACCGTTCTAGCACATAGGCAGTAATGCGTTAGGTGCTTACGTCAAATTTGACGTAATCGCCTAAACATTATGTCAAAAATAACGTAAGGATTTTGGGCAATGACCGAACAACAAGACAAAGACTATAAATTACCTTGGCCGATGTCCTCCGATTTGTTTTGGCCTTGCTCGGGCTTTTTTCTCATTGGTTCGTTGTTCGGTATCTGTTTTGTTCTTTTTGGGGCTTAGTTAAATGATTAAACTTTTCACAGGAACTGTGGGTATAGGTAAAACGTCCATAGTTTTAAAAGAGCTTTCTTTTATAAAAAACCGTCCTAAATATGCAACGCCCGTTAATGCTTCGGATTTTTCATTTGCTAATCATGGTTTTATGCCTTTACCTGCTTTGGCAGATTGGCAAGACTTGCCGTCACGGTCAGTTATTTTTTGTGATGATGCTGATAACTATTTGCCCGACTTTGATTTTGACCATAAGGGCGAATATGCGTGGGTCGTTGATTTAGCTTTGCATCGTCACAACGCCTTAGATATTTATCTAACAGCAATTAACCATACCTTAATAACAGAATATCTTAGGCCGCTTATTAGTCAACATACACACTTAACGCCACACCATGACGGCACTATTTGCGCTAAAACGTGGCCTTATTGTGTTTCTTTTCCTGAAATGCCTAACTCTGATTCTGATTTAAGAATTAGCTATTTAGATTTAAAAGATTATTTTTGAGGCGTTAAAAAATGCCTACTTATTTACGCTGTGATGGTACGGTCTCTAACGCTCTGTTATCCAATACAGCCAAACAGTGTTCTTCGGGGTGGGTGCAAGTGGACGAGCCTGTCTACACGCTCATGTCGCAGACGCAAGCGAGCGATTTAATAATCGCCGTTGTTCTTCTCGTTGCTCTTTGGGCAACTTTTAAAATTATCCTAAATACTATGGGTGTCAAACTATGAAAGAAGTCAATCCACAGTTCGCTACTAAGCCAACTGTAAAAATCATGGGACGTACTTTTACTGGTACTACTGCATTGTTGGCGGCGGGTGCTTCTCAAGCTGCTATCGATGTTTCCGCAGCAACAACCGCCTTAGTCACTGACGGCACAACCGCAATTACTGCCGTTGGTTTAGCGTTAATTACGTTAGCGGCTGTTGCGGTGTTGTATAAATGGGTTAAAGCAGCGTTTTTCTAATCTGCTTTTATCTGTGTTTGGGGGAGCAATCCCCCTTTTTTGGAGTTAAAACTAAAAATGTCGGCTTTTCATCGTTTCATATTTTGCACATTTTTAATTTTAGCTTTAGGCTTTTTGGGTGTGAGTTCAGCGTTGGCCGCTACTTATACTTACTATCAATCGGGTAATCAGTGTAATCTTGTTTACGGTGGTTTTTGTTCCCAAACTTTTAATGCAATCACCAATCCGAACAAAGAGCAGCTCTCGTGTACTGTCGATGCTACTAACGTTAGGCTTTCTTATAAAACTTTCAAAGTCAATACGGTTAGCGGTGCTCAATATGATGTCGTTACAAATAACCCGTCTGTCGCCTCTGTGATGAAACATACCTGTGCTGCGGGTGAAAAGTTTGAGCTAATTGGCTGTACTCCTCGATGTGTTCCTGAAACCTGTGCCGATAAAGTCGGTCAAAGAAAAACTCTCGGGGTTCGTTGTGGTACTGTCACTTGTGCTGCGGGTGTTACTGTAAAAGCTGGCTCTTCGTTTACTTGTTCCCAAGGTGTCGGGCGTTTCACGCCTCTTTTACCATCAACTAAGGCTTATTTTGACGGTTGTGAATTAGAATCCCTTGCTACTTCTTCTGCTCCTTACACTGAGTCTGACGGAAAAGCGTTCGAAGATGAACTTGGTTCTAACTCTGTAACTATGTACTGTTCCCAAGAATATGAAGTTACGGCCACAGAAACTAGCCAGCCTGACACCGAATCTACAGATGGCGGTTTATCTTTTTATGATGCAGTTCCAATGCCCCCTAACGGCATATGTCCACCTGAGAAGCCGCAACCATCTACAATCAATGGTCAATCTGTATGTATCCCTAACACATTACCCGATGACTGTCCTGTCCAAGGCGAGAAACTGAACAGTAACGGCGTATGCGTTGCACCTGATGACCCTACATATCCTGATGGTGATAGTGATACTGACCCTGATACAAGTTGTCCTAATGGTGAAATTAGAAATAATTTCGGTAAATGCGTTCCTTATGCCGATGCTGCAAAATGCCCAGCTGGTGAAATTAGAAATAATTTAGGCACTTGCTCTCCTGACCCTAAATCAAATACATGTCCACAAGGTCAGGTAAAAAACAATGTCACAGGTGCTTGTATAACTGACCCTCGTGGTAGTGGTTGTGAAGGTAATGCTTTACCCGATAAAAATGGAATGTGTCCAAATGGTAAGGCTTCTTGTCCTGTTGGCATGGTGAGAAATGATAGCGGCTCTTGTGTAAGTTCTAATCCTAATAAACCGCCTGAGGGTACAGGTTGTAAGGATGGCTCTACTGCTGATTCTAATGGTAAATGTTCTGACGGTTCGGGTGTTTGTCCTGTCGGTCAAGTTCGCAATATTCAGGGTAAATGTGTTGTTGATAATACTAATACTCCTGCTAGTGCAACCGCTTCGGGTGATTGTTTGTCAGCTCCCGAATGTTCTGGCGATATTGTTCAATGCGGTTTAATGCACCAACAATGGCAAAGTGGTTGTGACTTAAAAAAAGCTATGACAGAAGTTCCCGAAGGAGGGGATACTAAATACTCCGAGGTTGGTACAGATACCAATGATGCTCGTGTAACTGCTGCTGTAGGCTCTTTGACTGGCTATAGTAATCAGATTAAGTCTTTTTTAGTTCCTCCAACTGCGGGCTCTTGTCCTGCTGATTTTTCAGTGTCAGTTATGAATCATTCTATTGTTATTCCATTATCTAAAGCCTGTCCTCTGTTTCAGTTTATGCGATTTTTGCTTCATTTAATCGTAAACCTTGTGTGTCTCCGTATTTTGTATAGCTCTTTTGTGAGGGTTTAAAAATGTTTAGATTACTAGCGATATTTTTTGAGCCATTATTTCGATTGATTGCGGGTGGTGCTGCTGTCTATTTAATTTATGACATGATGTCAAATATCATTATGCCTTTATTTAGTCAACTATCAACAGCCGCTATTACTGACGCGACAAATACAGGCGGCTGGGCTGCTCAGCTTCCTGTTCTTGCTCAATTTTTCGATTTTTTCCAAGTTTCCCGTCATGTATCGCTTATTGTTGCTTGTATTATGGCTGGGGCTGCTTTGAAGTTTGCTACTGCATCAATGAAGGCTTTTACTAACTCTTTAAAGGGAGTCGGTACGGGTGTGGGTGGTCGCTAATGCTTCACTTAATTACAGGCGTTCCGGGGGCGGGCAAAACATCTTTCACATTAGATGAGTTTCTAAAAATAGAAAACCGTCCTAAGTATGCTACGCCTGTAAACGGTTTAGATTATGCCAAGCACAATATAGAAAAAATAGATTCACTAGAAGAATGGGTTCATCTGCCCGAAGGTTCAGTCATATTTTGCGATGAGGCTCAGCAGTTCCTCCGCCCTAAACGTAAAGATGCTGTAAGTCCTGAATGGGTTACTTCATTTGAAACACATCGTCATTTAAGTTTAGATTTTTATTGCACCACACAACACCCGATGTTTATTGATATACATTTTAGGCGTTTGGTGGGTGAGCATGTACATTATCATCGTGCGTATGGTTCTCGCTTAATTGCACAGCGTAAGTGGCAACGTTGTATAGATGACCCTAATGATTTTCACGCACTCCAAGAAGCTGAGATTAAGCACTTAACATTACCTAAGCATATTTTTAAAGAATATAAATCCACTACAGTTGATACGCATAAATTTAAAGTGCCGCGTAAGCTGGTGGTTGCCCTGTCGTTCTTGCTGCTCTTGGGTGGTATCTCCGCTTATCTAGCTTCAGGGTTTTTAGGTAAAGCGGCTGATAACATCGCTAAATCTAAAGAGGACGCACCAACAATACAGGCGCAAGGTCAAGGCTCTGCTGTCGCCAGTGGGCAAAATACAGGGCTGTATGCTTCATCGTTGAATAATGCCCAAGATAAACCCTTAACTATTGATGACTTTACGCCAGTATTGCCTACCATGCCTCATACTGCGCCATATTATAAAGACGTTGCACAGCCTGTAACCTTTCCTCGCTTTGCAGGTTGTATGCGTTCGTTCCACAAAACAAAACAGCAAGAAATTTGCAGGTGTGTTACTCAACAGGGAACTACTTTAGCTGTTCCATTGGAACAATGCGCGGCGGTTGTCGATAGTGATGGAATGCCTTTTGACCCTTTCCGCTCGGAACAAGTTGCTCAAGCTGTACCTGTTGAGCCTCAACCTGTAGCCATTAAAGAAACAAGGGAGCGCGGCTAATGGTTGCCAGAAAAGAAACAAACGGCACTTGGACGGCTGACTTTTACCAAGATAAAAAGCGAATTAGAAAAAAAGGATTTTTAACCAAATCAGCCGCCATACGTTATGAAAATGAAACCTTACAACAGCCCCAACAGGCAAGCGTTCAAGATGATACCCTAATGGACTTAGTCCATTTATGGCATAAGCTGCATGGCTCAACACTCAAGGATGCTAAATACCGTTATTCGCGTACTCAAGCGATTGTAGAAAGGTTGGGCAATCCTTTGGCTAATGATTTTAACGCTTTGGCATGGGCTAATTATCGCACTGAGCGGCTAAAAACAGTCACACCTGAAACGATCAACCATGAACAGCGTTACTTATCTGCCGTGTTTTCGGAGTTAATGCGCTTGGGTGCTTGGCTTGGTGACAATCCTATTTTAGCTATACGTCAAATGAAAACTGACCAAACCGAATTACAGTTTTTAAGTTTAGATGATGTTAAAAAGCTGCTGAGTGAATGCCAAAAAAGCACAAATACCCATTGTTATCCTGTCGCCTTATTATGCCTTGCCACAGGTGCAAGATGGGACGAAGCCGAAAGTCTGCCACGTCATGCGGTGTACGGTGGTAAAGTTCATTATCATAAAACTAAAAATGGACAAAGTAGGGCTGTTCCTATTAGTCCAGATGTTCAAAAAGTCATACTAGAGCAAGGTCTCCCCAGTGGTCGTCTTTTTATGTCTTGCCGTTCTGCATTCCGTTCAGCTTATGAGCGTTGCGGTTTTGACACCCCAAGACAATTAACGCATATTCTCCGCCATACTTTTGCTAGTCATTTTATGATGGCTGGCGGTGATATACTGACTTTACAAAGAATACTAGGTCATTCTTCTATACAAGTGACAATGCGCTACGCGCATCTGTCACCGTCTCATCTACAAGCGGCGGTTCAATTATCGCCTTTGTCTCAACTCGCTGTAATTTGAGCTTGAATTTTTGATTTAATCATCGTCTCCACTAAGACAACACTTAAAGGTCAGCGGCGCGATTAAACTAAAACGGCATGTTAAGAAACACTGTAAATAATGTGGCCTATCCGTTTGTCACTTCAAACCACATTACCCACCCCTAATCAACCGCTTTTGCTTTTTAACGCTTGAGCGGTTCGTTGACGAATTGGAACAAGTCGCTTGCGGCGAATGCCTGCAAGTGTGCTTGTGTAAATTCTGTCAATGAGTCGCGTTTATCTTGAACTACTTTTTTAACTCCCTTTTAAGACCTTAGTCACTTTTTAGTCACTTCTTGGTCACTTTTGTTTTCTTTAGGCAAATAAAAAAGCCTTGCATTTCTGCAAGGCTTTGATATTTAAGCATAAATTTGGTGGCTATGACGGGACTCGAACCTGTGACCCCAGCATTATGAGTGCTGTGCTCTAACCAACTGAGCTACATAGCCAACGCTCTCTATAAGAGAAGCGCGTATTTTCTTAGTCTAGGCACATCTTGTCAAGCACTTAATCGAAAAAATCACTTGTCAAAGTCAATGTCGCGCAAAAATTGAGCCATATCCTTCAAATACTTACCTTGGTCTAAATGCAAAATATGATTTCCGGGAAACCAATGTAATCGACATCTATCCCAATGCTCCCATAACAAACGACTATGTTTTGGAGGGGCGAGTCTATCACCTGCACCGCTAATAATCATCAGTCGTTCTTTGGGCAGTTTGGGGGCATAAGTTAAAGGGCATTGTACCGAAAGCGTATGTCTTGCTTCGTGAATGTTAATGCCCGCTATGCGTAAACCTGTTTTAACTAAGGGGGCAACAGGAAACCACTCGTATAACAAATCAACTAAGCTCACGACAGGCACATTAGGCATGGCAAATTGTAAACGGTCTTCTACAGCCGCTAAAATAGCACTGGTATAA